ACCGCCCGGAGATACCATCATTCAGCTCATGCCATCAAGCTGGGCACAACCATTTGCGTTTGAAGTTGATTTGAAGGAGGCGTGGCTGTAAATGGAATACTATTTCTCAGACCGAAAATTCAACATCATGGGTGTTGCACGTACAACTGGAAAAGGCGAATGGCTTGTTAGCGCTGACAGTGAAGTTAAAACAACCGATGACAGGCCTGCGATTGCCCTAACCTTGACGATTCCATTTAAAACTGAACAAGAGCAGGCCATTGATGAAATGGCGGCTGAAAACAATTTTGTCTTGTATCAAGATGAAGAAGGCAATGGACATCAAATGGTCATTGCAAGTGTTACTCACGATACATTAGCACATATTCATACAGTCGTTTGCACGGATGCAGGTAACGATCTGATGAATGAAGTGGTGGGTGCCTATACCGCTGACAAAGCTTATACTATCGCTGATTACATTCTCATGTTTACAAATGATTCTGGCTGGGAGATCGGTATTAATGAATTTCCTACAGACGTCAGAACACTTACATGGACAGATGAAGACACTTCACTTAGCCGCATTAAATCAGTCGCAGAAGATTTTGACGCAGTGCTTAGCTTTGGCTTTGTTTTTGTAGGTACGACTGCGGTAAAACGTGTTATCAATATCAGACATGAGGAAACTTCCGACAGTTTAATTTCTTTTGAGATGAACAAAGACATCAACAATATCGTAAAGACAGTTGATATCTACGACATGGAAACATCGGTGAAGGCCTATGGTGCTACACCTGACGGTTCAAACGATCCAATTAATTTGATTGGGTATAGTTGGACTGATCCAACCGGACAATTTGTACTTGACCAGTACGGATTCTTGCACGACACCATTGCCGTACAGAAATATTCACGTTTGTTAAGCAACAGCAACCCTAACCCAACACATTCTGACTGGAATCGGGTTAAAACGTTTGATTCAAACTCGCAGGCGACACTTTTGCAAGCGGCTTTGGCAGACTTGAAGAAGTATAACCATCCAAATGTCAACTATGAAGTTGATTTGGCAAATGCCCCCTATGTGCCATTGAACCAAACGGTACACATTGTTGACGAGAACCAGAATCTATTTCTTTCTGCAAAGGTATTGTCAGTTGAACGCAGCCGGGCTGGCCATTATACCAAGCTCACTTTGGGGGATTACGCAAATGAGCAGCCTAATTTGTATTCAGCGCTTAAGGATATGGCAGTTAAGATTGAAAATATCCCCAAGGCCATTCAGTTTTATCCATGGATTCGTTATGCCGATGACGATAAAGGCACCAATATGAGTGCCTTCCCAAGTGGCAAGAAGTACATGGCTATTGTTCCCAATGCCAAGTCATCAGTCCCAAGTGACAATCCGGCGGATTACGCTGGTAAGTGGGCATTGATTCAAGGGCCACAAGGCGGAGACGGCAAAGGAAGCTATACTCACGTTGCATACGCTAACAGTATTGATGGTAAAACGGACTTCTCGACTACTAATGGTAATGGGAAAATGTATCTTGGCATATACGTTGACCAGACCCAAGCTGGCAGTACAGACCCGACTAAATATTCATGGGCGTTGTTCAAAGGCGAACAGGGTCCTCAGGGCATTCCCGGAAGCAACGATGTGCCATATACGTACATTCAGTTGGGCACGCCCGCTAGTCCCAAGAAAGGCGATTTGTGGTGGCATGGGACAACGCTGAACGATGCCACAGCCTTGCAATACTACAATGGGACAGCTTGGGTTGACCAAAGTATCCAGCAGGCAGTGCTTAGCATCAAAAAGTTGCAATCAATTGAGATTGACAGTGCGATCATTAATTCTCCTGATATTAATGCACCATTTAGGCACACTGCTCTTAGCGATGCCAACAAGGGAAACTTCAGCAGTGGCAACACCAGTATGCAGTATGGTCACGTGAATATCACAGGGAACGTTGAAAATGATCAAGGCAAAGCAGACGGACACATGTTGATTAGTGACTTAGGACCATCAGGATTTATCAGTCGCGAACGCACACCTGACAATGCCGGAGATATCCAATATGCTAACCTTCAAGGTGGCAAGCTCAACCTCTCAACATTAATTAGCCCTGAAAATGCAGCCACAAAAAAATATGTATTTAGCACATACAAATCAACAGATAACGTGACGTATTATTGGAACAACAAAACCGCTTATACAAGTGCTGACGTTGATTGGTGTTACATGTACTATAGCCGCAGGAACAACACAGTTACCCTAACGGTTAATATTTCAGTGAAAACCCAAACACCATATAATTATCTTAGACTAGCAGATATAAGGACGGGTTATAAGCCAACCAACACTCTGGCTGGTATTACTATGAGCGATGCCCACGCTGGACATATGTGTTTCTTGTATGCCTCAACACCATCTAGTGGCACTCCTGGTTGGTATGTAGCACTTCAAACGGGAGCAGGCGGATATTTTGGTTCATTGACTTATATGACCCAAGATGATTATCCAACAGGAGATCCATTTTTCTAGGAGGCAATTATGAAATTAAAAGTGTGGACGGATAGCAATAATCGGCTGCTTAATTGGGCATATGCCGATGAAAATAGACCAGTAGGTCCAAACGATGAAGGATTCGATGTTATTGAAGTTGATGAGGCCATTGGCTTGTATGAAAACCATGCAAGTATTGTTGATGGCAAGGTTGTTCCAGATGCTGGCTATGACCCAGACGCTGGCAGACCTAAACCTGAGCCGTCTGCAGCTGACTTAGCAAATGCTGAAACTATGAAGATGGTTGCTAGTATAACTATGTCAAACGCAGCTTTGATAAAGCAGGTGGCAACATTGACCAAGGAGGCAAAATCGTGAACGCATATAAACCATTAATTATCAGCTACTATCAGCAAGGAATCTACAGCAAAGATGATTTAACCTTGTTCGTGAGTGTCGGCTGGATTAGCCAAGCAGAAGTAGATGAGCTTGTTAAGCAAGTCGCCAGCAAAAGCTAGCGGCTATTTTTATGGAAGGAAGTGATGACAATGCTAAATAAAATCAGAGATCACCCGACACACACAGCACTCGCCATTGGCATGGTTGCCATTGGCTTGTTTCTACTCATCAATGACCATTATTTCATCTGGCCCCCACATTACTCTGACTGGTTAAACGATGACATTGTGGGGTTTTTGTTTGTCATTGATGGACTCGGGATTGGGGGTTGGGTGCTATGGGAAACACAGTTAGCAGTAATCAATCGTCTGTTGCTTACGACTACCAGCTTTTTAATGTCGTTCTTGACAATACTGCAATTGCTGACCTCAATCTCAACTGGAATCTACACAAGTTGGATCAGCAATGCGATCATAACAGCCTTCGTGCTGATTCTGGCGCGAAGGAGTGACAGCCGTGACAGCAGCGATAACCAAAGCAATAGTTGATTTTGCCCCATATCTTGCCGGTATAGCATCGGCCGTTATTGCCTTCATGACCTACCACGAGGGTAAACGGAAGAACAGGCATGATGAACTTGAGGACATGAACGACAGATTACGCGCAGATAATGATCGATTGAGGCGCGAGAATGAACGTCTCAGAAAGGAAAACAATCATGAATAATTGGACAAATCTTGTAGTATCACTTGCAGTAGCAGCAATCCCGATCATTGGGGCTTGGATCTCAAAACAATTGCTGGCTAACAAACAGGCACTCACCTTGGTAAAGGTATTAGGCCCATTGGCAAATGCTGCAGTAACAGCGGCAGAACAGCTTGGTGTGACAAAGGCGATTGACGGTGCGGTTAAGAAATCGACTGCCATTCAGGCTGTGAAAGACGGATTGAAGTCGCTTGGTTTCACCAGCACAGACGAGCAGACAATTGCCAATGCAGTTGAACAATCTTATGCGAATTTGAAAGACAGCCTAGCAGAAACCTATCCACAAAAGACAGTTGATCAGGAAGCATCTAATCAAGACAAGGTAGCGGCCGCAGCTCAAGCAGCCGCAGACGCAGTTAAGGCTCAACTGGCACCATCATCTGTTGCTCCACAGCAATAAGGAGGGCACCATGAAATTTAAAACTAAACTCATCACTTTGGTAGTCGCCTTCTTGGCGGCTATTTCTTTTGCCCTGCCATCACAGGTCAATGCGGCCAAGGGAGATCAGGGTGTCGACTGGTCAGTATGGCAAGGCGCCAATGGCGTATTTGGTTACTCAACTGATAAATTTGGTATTTCACAGATTGGTGGCTATAGTGGATATGGGGTCTATGACCAATCCACATATAGAACACAGGTTGCATCGTTGATTGCCGCTGGCAAGCGAGCACACACCTATATCTGGTGGCAGAACATAAATGATACTAACTTGGCTAAACAAGTGCTAGATCATTTCTTGCCTGAAGTTCAGACGCCAAAGGGTTCTATTGTTGCACTTGACTACGAATCTGGTTCTACAAATACAGCAACGTTGCGGTGGGCACTCGACTATATCCGCAATGCTGGTTACACACCAATGCTTTATGGGGCTAAGAGTTTCTTGATGAGCCATGTTGACCTAGCTCAGATTGCTCAATATTGCCAGTTATGGCTTTCTGAATATCCTGACTACAATGTCACCACCGTTCCGAACTATGGCTACTTCCCCAGCTTTGACAATGTAGGCATCTTCCAGTTCACTTCCACCTATCGCGCTGGAGGCCTTGATGGCAACGTTGATCTAACTGGCATCACTGATTCAGGCTACAACGGTAGCACGACAACTGGCAGCGGCAAGACCTACGTCAAGCCATCAACCGATACACCGGCAACCAACGCAGGCCAGCAAGCCAACAACACCACGCTTAGCCAGATCAAAGCTGGCGATAGTGTTAAGGTCAACTTCGGCACAAACCGTTGGGCGAACGGTGTCACAATGCCTAGCTGGGTTCAGGGCAAGACGTACACTGTGCAGCAAGTATCTGGATCTAACGTATTGCTTGGTGGCATCATGAGCTGGATCAATCGTAGCAATGTTGAGCTGCTGACAACGACCAGCGTGTCATCAGTAAGCTATGGCTCGACCTACACGGTTCAGTCTGGTGACAGTTGGTGGTATATTGCTTACAAGTATGGCATGAACATGTATACTTTGGCTTCTAACAACGGCAAGTCAATCTACAGTGTGATTCACCCAGGTGATGTCTTACGCGTATCTGGTGGCTACTCAGTGGCCGTATCAAGTCACACGTACTACACAGTCCGCTATGGTGATAGCTTCTGGAGTATTGCCAGAAAGTATGGCATCAGCATGTACACGCTAGCCGCTAACAATGGCAAGTCAATCTACAGCCTGATCTACCCGGGCGAAAGCCTGTACATTCGATAATATAAAGAGCCTCCTACCAGCAATGCGGGAGGCTTATTTTTGTGCACAAAATATGCACAAAATGTGGTTTCCTACTATTATATATGCGTTTGTTTTCGCACTTACTCTCCGTTGTCTTGCATTCGGATGTAGCTACATAAGAAGCCTCAAAACGCTGTTAATTCGGTGTTTTGAGGCTTTTTTGAACATCAAATAAAATTTGACTGTGCCTGATATGATTAGTAGCATGAGTGGGGATTTAAAGGATGGTTAAGACATCTGACCATCACAAAATCGTTAACCGACTTTAGTGACTATTTTTTACGAAAGGCTTGTAATTTTTAATAGCTTCCGCTAGTATAAATAGAGCAATAGACACCACACATGGAGGATTAGCTCAGTTGGGAGAGCGTCTGCCTTACAAGCAGAGGGTCACAGGTTCGAGCCCTGTATCCTCCATAATGAAAACACCTACCACTGCGGCAGGTGTTTTTCTTTTACCTTTTTGAAGTTGGACGGGGCGTCCAACGCATGAGATTTGACTTAGTTTAAATAGCTATTAGAGGGGGCTGATTCTGACAATAAAAACGCCACTACTGATTGTGGCGACGGTTGATTAGCCGTGCATGCGCGCTAGATAGAGTAACAGCGTTGCAATGACTGGGCTAAATTGGTAAAGGTAGCTGGGCACTTTAAATGGTCGACGACTGTTGATGAGCGTGACAAGGATGACGATACCGCCGATAGCTATTAAGTTGAGTCGTTGTAACCAGTAACCGATAACGACGGTGATTGCCAACAAGACCATATCTGTCCACTTGGGAAAATGGTTGGCCCATAACCCGATTAGTGCTGGCACATATAGTAATGCCAAGTCGAGCAACATATCCTGACTGAGAAAATGCAAACCCGCGTAAATAAGTAAGATTTGGAATAAAATTGCTTGGCCAAAAGCAATGGTACCAGCCCATTGCTTGGTAACTTTTTGTGTGCGCAACAAAAATGTCAACAGGAGCTGAACAGCAACTAATGGTAACAAGATCCATTGATTGATGGCACCAATGATACCGGTAATAGCGGCAATGATTAGAACTAATGGGTAACGTTTAACGACCATTGCAGCCGCTAAGCAAACGCCCATGAGTAAAAGCGCGATGATTTGAAAATGCCATGTGATTTGTAAACTTAGCGCGATCAGAAACGGATAGGCGAGTATTTGTCCGATAAAGGCCGCTGCACCAGCACCTTGATTGATATTTTTCAAATTGATTATCCTTTCTATGATGCTTCCATTTTACAAAACCCTGAGACGGTAAACAAAGATTTTCGGAAATTTTACATCTTTTATGTTATGCTACTAGAGTTGCAAAACATTCCCGATGGGGTTCGTCAAAGCTATGACGAACATGCCTTGTAACCTAAAATAATAAGGGGGAAACAAAACATGCAGGAACGCCATTTATTTACGTCGGAGTCTGTTTCGGAGGGGCATCCGGATAAAATTGCTGATCAGATCAGTGATGCTATCTTGGATGCCATGCTTGAACAGGATCCCGATTCACGAGTTGCTTGCGAAACGACGGTGACAACCGGTTTGGTGCTGGTTGTCGGTGAGATATCAACAAAGGCTTACGTTGATATTCAATCAGTGGTTCGCGGGACGATTAAAAAGATCGGCTATACCAAGGAATCAAGTTTTGATCCTGATAGTGTCGGGGTGCTGGTCGCTTTGGATGAGCAGAGTCCAGATATCGCTCAAGGGGTTGACGAAAGTCTTGAAGCCCGTGAGTCTGATACTGATCCGCTTGACAAGATCGGTGCTGGCGATCAAGGCATGATGTTCGGTTTTGCCATTGACGAAACCGAAAACTATATGCCGTTACCGATTTCATTGGCCCACGCGTTAATGCGCAAAACTGATTCATTACGGCACAAGGGTGAAATTAGTTATCTGCGTCCAGATGCTAAGGCGCAGGTCACGGTGGAATATGATGATGATGACAATCCAATTCGGGTTGATTCCGTTGTTGTCTCCGTGCAACATGATCCGGATGTCACGCTTGAAGAAATTCGCCGCGATGTCGAGGCCAAGATTATTCGCACTGTGATTCCTGAAGCTTTAATGGATGATGACACGAAAATTTATGTCAATCCGACTGGCCGCTTTGTACTGGGCGGTCCGCAAGCCGATTCTGGTTTGACCGGACGCAAAATTATCGTTGACACATATGGCGGTTTTGCCCGACATGGTGGTGGTGCCTTTTCTGGTAAGGACGCGACGAAGGTTGATCGTTCGGCCAGTTATGCAGCGCGTTATATTGCCAAAAATGTGGTAGCAGCGGGTTTGGCGAAACGGGTTGAAGTACAATTGGCATACGCAATCGGTGTTGCCAAACCGGTTTCCGTGTCGGTGAATACATTTGGCACAAGCGCAGTATCAGAAAATGTGATTGAACAGGCAATCCGTGAGAACTTTGACTTGCGGCCTGCTGGCATTATTAAAATGTTAGACTTGAAGCGGCCGATTTATGAACAGACGGCAGCATATGGTCATTTTGGACGTACAGATGTTGATCTTCCTTGGGAGCACTTGGATAAGGTGCAGGCTTTGCTCAAGTACCGAGATTAGCGAGAAAAGAGGCGGCCTTAGTCGAGAATTATTCTCGGCTGGGTCGTTTTTTCGTGCTTATGAGGGGCTTCTCAAGACTAACAACATCGCCTGGCAACTCAGAAGGGATATTTATGAAGCAAAGGAAAACCAATGTCGCACTCGTAACGGCGGCAATTTTTATTGGCACATTTATGACGGCGATTGAAGGCACGATTGTGTCAACGGCTATGCCAACCATTATCGGCAGTTTACATGGGGTTCATTTAATGAACTGGGTCTTTTCCATTTTTCTGTTGACTAATGCGATGGCGACGCCGATTTACGGCAAACTGAGTGACAAAATTGGTCGCAAACCAGTTTTTCTCATTGGACTAACCATATTTGTCATTGGTTCGTTGCTATCCGGTTTGTCACAATCCATGGAAATGCTAATTATTTTCCGCGCAATTCAAGGAATTGGTGCTGGGGCTATTATGCCAGTGACATTTACGATTATCGCCGATATTTATCCATTCGAAAAACGAGCAAAAATGCTCGGTTTTAATGGCTCGATGTGGGGAATCGCTTCGGTAATTGCACCGTTATTGGGCGGTTTTATCGTTGATCAGTTAAGTTGGCACTGGATTTTCTTTATTAACGTACCGTTGGGTATTTTCACGTTTGGCCTTGTGTGGTTCTTTTTGCAGGAAGATCGGCGCAGTGTCCGGCAGCCGCTTGACATGCGCGGGACGGTTTGGCTGCTGGTGGCCTTGTTGGCGATGATGTATGGCTTTCAGACATTAGCTGAACCCAACGGCATCTGGCAGTTAGTTGCCATGGCAATTGTGGCTACGCTGGGCTTCTGGCGTTTTTGGCAGGCAGAACGGCGTGCAGTCGATCCGATCATTGACTTGAAACTATTTGAAAATCGTACTTTTGTGATTCATAATTTGATCGCCGCTTTGATTTCGGGGTTCGTGATTGGATTTGAAGTCTACATGCCTATGTGGATTCAAGGAATTCGCGGCATGGATGCTTCCCTTGGCGGCTTTGCCGTGACTCCTAGTTCTTTGATGTGGGTCGTTGGCTCTTTTGTTGCTGGCAAGTTATTGGGCCGGTTCCAACCTAAGCCGATTCTGACAGGGGCCATGATTTGGCTGCTTGGCGGTAGTCTTGTGCTGGCATTAGTGCCGCAATCGACACCGTATTTTGTCTTTCTGCTAGTTGCCGGCGCCTTAGGATTCGGCTTTGGTTTGGTGATTACGATTACTACGGTAACAGCCCAGGCCGTTGTGGCGCCTGATCAGGTTGGCGTGGCAACGAGTTTCAATACCTTGTCTCGAACGTTGGGGCAAACACTGATGGTCTCGGTTTATGGGATTGTTTTGAATCTGCGTCTGACTCAAGGTATCGCGGCAGATAGCCGGCTCAATAGCAATATGCTCAACGAACTGATTAATCCGCATACGGCCAAAAATTTACCCGCAGCAGTGTTGCCAACTCTTCGGCAAATTTTGTATGAAGGTCTGCACAACATTTACTTTTTCTCGATTATCATTGTGGCGTTGGCGATTCTAGCCAATCATTTTGAAGCAAAAAGGGTGCTGACAAAAGAAACAATCCAGGAGTCGAATGAAGAAAGCTGAACCAACTGAAATATCATACAAAAAA